GGAAAGGAAGGCACCATCAACGTTAAGACACCGCTTAACCCAGGACAACTCAGAGCGTGATGCGTTGATGAATTCAAGGGCGTCTGGATGAGTATAATCAAGGTGGCACACAACAGCACCATTTTTATAAATGCCACCACGTCTTAGGATTTCATTGAGCGTTGAATATATGCGGGCAAAAGAGACAGGACCTGACGCCACGAGTCCTTTACCGTTCTCACTTCCCCGCTCACGGAGTTTAGAAAGGTGGACAGCAACTCCTGCTCCGTTACGGAGGGCATGGGAGACGAATCTCCAACTGGCTTCGATTCCATTGGGACCTTCCATTTCATCTTCAACAACGAAGACGGTACAAGACACAGGCAGGCGTGATTCTGGATCATCAATCCAGCTTTGAACCCGGCCAGTGCGGGCAATTTGAGAGGCGGTCATAGAAGGTCAGTCAGGAATGGTGGTTGGTAGTTGGGTCCCTTGAGTATCTTACCATCTTCGCGGCGGAGGGGCTTGCCATCCACGAATTTGCTCATATTACTTTCAAATATCCTTGCCATTGCGGTGTCCAGATTCCAGCCACGAGCCAAGGCATACTGGTAGCAGACAAAGACAAGATCTGCTAGTTCCTTGAGGGTATGCTCAGCATCATCGCTGTGATCTTCGGCGCAGTGTGCTTCAATAAATTCATGAAACTCTTCCCGAATCAAACGCATCTGCATGTCTTGAACGCCTTCATCCTCTGGATCTAAGGATTGCTCAGCAGCAAGCCGAAAGACAAAAGCCTGTTCAATTAGGTACTTCGGTGTGGTTGTCATCGGTTGCGTTCGTGAGAGAGTTGTTGGATTTTACGCTCAACATAGGCTTTAACTTTGAGCCAGTCATCAAGTTCTGATTCGTGATTTTTGTGACCAGCACGGCAGATATACTTAATGACGTTACCAGCCAGAAAGTCAAGCTGCTGATCCACAATAAAATCCCAAACCTGGATGCGTCCATGTTGATAGTGCTTAGGGTTGGTCTTTGAAAAGGTCACGATACTTTCGTCTTGGTCTCGGTCGTAAACATTGTTTGTCATACCAGAATCAATCCAATGAGGGTGGTGTCCATAGGATAGGTTCCTTGGTTGTTGAGTTGTACTCACCAGGACGTAGGATTCGTGCTAGGCGAGCATTGCGTAGGGCATCTTCTTCAGTCTGCCCTGCCTTGACGTATGCGGCAACAATATCCTGCCAAGGGTTGTCACCAGCTGCGTCAAGGATCTTCTTACTAGATACTGCTCCGATGCCGGGTACGCCTTTGTATCCGTCAACGGGGTCACCCGTAAGGCACTGTGTCCAGAACCAATAGTCAGCTTCCTCTGGAGTTACATTGAACTCATCTTCCCCGTTGTACAATCGGCAGGAGATCTGCTTCATGTCTTTGTCGGGACTAACCAATATGAAGTCCCGTGGGTCTAGGTGACATTCAATGCCAAGCGCATCATCGGCTTCTACATTCTTGTAGCGCACAACTTTGTAATGCTTAGCGCACCAGTCCAGCAACCTACGATAACCAACAGGCTTACGTTTGGTACGCTTCCCTTTATAATCAGGACATACTGTCTTACGGAAGTTGTTGGTATCAGAGAAGTAAAGAGTGACATTGGTAGTGTCAAACTTACTGCGAAGCTTGCTTACCTCTCCTTCAAAAATGTCTAGTACGACACGGAAGTTAGAGGCAATGGTAATCAGATCATCACCCCAATCAAGCTCCGTCTCTGCTGATTGACATGCCCGATAAGCGTAGAAGTCAGCATCAATACGGAGTTGAAGATCAGTGACAGTCCGCCCAGGAGCTACCATTTTTTGCTTCAGAGGCAAGGGGGACTTTGAGGTTGTAGTACTCTCCGGCTTGGACAATCGCCCATTCAAGTTGGAACTTGGCATCAGAAATAAGGTGTGGTTTAACAGCTAATTGAATTTCATCGTGAATCCAACCAAGCCATTGATAGTCAATGCCCCACTGGTATCCAAGATCATTAAGTTGTTGATAAGTAATGACGTTCCATCGCTTACAAACAATTGCTCCAGCACTTTGGAGTAGGTAGTTGAGGGCAGCGTGTTTCTTACCCTGAAGGCGGATAGGACGCCCATCAAGGCCCTTGAGTACATCACCCTCAGCTCGCTTGGCAACAGCCGTTAAAAGCCCTTCTAGGCCCGGTATGGCCTCAAGGAACTTCTTACGGATGTCCTTACCCAAGGTGACTGCTTTCTTGTCATCTAGGGACTTGTCTAGGGAAGCACCAATCTTGCGATCCGAAGCACCGTAGATAAAGGCATACGTCAAGGTCTTAACATCCTTGCGTGAGCAGCCAACTCGATCAGCATTTTGTTGATGAATGTCCCCATTGACAACAACATCAGCAAAAGACCCTCCATCGAAATGAGCAAGATAATGACCAAGCATACGAAGCTCCAAACCAGAAGCATCCGCACCCACTTGACACATGCCTTTACCCGGTAGAAACAACTTACGGCAGCGTGGGTCACTGCTCGTTTGCCCAAGGTTGGGACGTGAATGTGCATTACGACCTGTGTTGGTTGCGAGTTGACAAACGTGATGGATACGTCCTTCCTTGGTAACAGTCTTTAGCCAAGCATTAGCACCATCTGATAGTTGACCAAGAGCCTTTTGTAGTTCAAGGAGACGGGCAAAGATCTTAGCTTCATCCGTATCAATACCCATAAGGATACCCTCGTCAATCTTTGGTCTACCGGTGTCGGTAAACGTCTCAGGTTTCCACCCCCGCCAGGTCATAAAGGCCCAGCCGATGTGATCACGCGAGGTAGGGTTAAACTCCTTGAGTTTGGTGAAGGGTGCGTCTTTGATGTAGCCACGGGTAGAGTTAGGACGCTTGGGCGTCATTTCCCCACCGTCAACATAAGGAAAGGCTTCCCGCATTTGATCCGCTAGTTTATCCATCTCTGTTCGGAGAGTGGCTTCTAGTTTCTGGGCAGCAACAACATCAAAGGGCCAACCTGATACCTCCTGCTTAGCCATGATCGTGGCTAGGTCATGCTCAAGGCGGATAGAATCTTGGTAGTCACCAATCCCCTTGCTCTCAAACAACTTAAACAGTGACCCGACAACGTGAACATCCTGCTCACAATAATCCTCCATTTCCTGGGACCACGATACCCAATCCGTATGCTTGGCAAACTCACCTTTGTAGTCACCAAGACGGTAACCCCAGGACTCTAGGGAATGTCTACCGTATAGTTTTGCGGGCATTCCAATGGGCTTTTTGCGGAAGTCCCGATGTAGTATATCCGGAAAGAACATCCGGCTAAGGATCAGAGTATCGAATAGGGTGGCTTTGGGGTTGAAGAAGGGGTAGATGCCTTGGATAACCGGTATGTCAAAGCCAACAATGTTATGGCCGATAAGAACATCAGCCTCTTGGAGAAAGGTAATAGCATTAGTGATTGAGTCAGAGTTTCCAGTGTCATTAAAACGAAACACTTCCTCAGTGTCGATGTCCTTGACAACAACACAATGAATGTGATCTAACCCCTGACGGGGTAGACCGTTGGTTTCTATGTCGAATAGTAGTCTCATTAGGACCAATTGCCGGGTTCTTCCCGGTCGAGAAGTTCTTGTGTCTTAGCAGATGGTGTGCCGCATTCTTCGCAGAACCAGCCACTAGGCATCATCTCACTGTAAATGAATTTGTTCCATCCACAAGTAATACAAACCTCATCATCAGAAGGGAAAGTAATCATCAATTTCAGTAGGGGGTTTAAAGGCTGTGGTGAGGTCTTCAGTCATTCTACCAGTAGATCCATTGAATGTGATGGTTCCTGCCTGTCCTGTTTGCCCATTGAAACGGTTCTTCAGGACACGGATGTTAGCCATGTTGTCTCCAGCAGAGAGGTTACGCTCAAGGGCGATCACCATGTCAGAAAGTTGCACGATGCTGTGGCTGCCCCGTAGCTGCCCAAGGCTGACCTGTTGACCATCCTCGTGCCCCTTGTCGCCTTGTGGGCGCTTCAGGTGGCTGATCAGCAGCATTCCAATACCAGTTTCCTCCACAAAGGAACGGAGCTTGGTCATGGTTACATCAATGAGCTTACGTTCATCATGTGATTCATTACCCGACATAAGAATAGAAAGGTGATCGAGAATGATCCACCCTACTTCCTTGGCAAGTGCCATGAACCGGCAGTCACTGAGGATACTGTCGGGGTCAACACTACCAAACCCATCACGCAGGTATACCTGACCAGTACCAAGACTAGCATCAAAGGCATCTTTAAGATCCTTCTCAGGTAATTCATTGTTTAGATGAAGGGGTTTGTTAGCTTTGATTGACATCAACCTAAGGGCAGTCCGTTGAAGGCTT